ATGATCCCAATAACGGTTCCATGGAAGTTCTGATCCTTCAGATGCTGGGAGAAAGCGGATAACTGCATAACCATTATTAGATTTATCTACAGTTGGTTTCCAAATTCGATCATCAGTGTATTTATTGCCCTGATTTGTATTAGTAGCCTCTGCTGCTTTTACAAGTTGATCGATTGCGTTACGATTACGTTTTAGATTTGCGAATGACATATTTTGTTTTCCTTATACTGAAATATATTTTTGTATGTACTGTAATATTATACAACATTTTGACTTTGTTGTACAGAGTATTTATTCAAAAAGAAGCTCATTTTGCTTCGGTAAAAAATTTAATTTCATTGCTTCAGCTTCAATCTTCTCTTTGATTAGTGGCGATATATACTTTTTAACATCCTCTGGATCTATATTAGTAATATCACATGCTTCAACTACGGCGTCAATGTACCCTAGTTTTTTTGATAGAACCTGTTCTTCGATAAGTTTTGTAAACTTAGCACGGTTCATAAAGTTTGTTTTTTCTTCGATCATCTATCTAGTGCCCTTAATATGATAGTGTCTTTGTTAATCCTTCCATTTGCTTTTCCGGACTTAGTAGTAAGTTTACCCCACTCTTTATTAATTTGATTAGGGGTCTTTTTAAGAGCCAAAGGTAAAAACTCCTCTGGTTTTCTTAATCTAATATTGCGTGATAAATCTTCATCAATACCTTTGATAGTAGTACCACTCACTTCAAAGCCTTGAGCTAATCTACAAACCAATTCTGTAATTAGTCTTGACTTTACATTAAACAAATATATTCTATTAGCACCAACAACATTAGTAGGATTAATAGAAACTAATTTATGTTCCTTTGATTCCTTAAGATAAGTTAATCTTGCAACTTGTTTGTCTGCAGTTTTAACTTTAGGTGTTCTTGTTTTTCTCTGTGCTTTCTTAGAAGCCATATAGCGTTCTGCATCAGAAACAATATCTTCTAAGAATTTCATATATGCCTTCTTTTCTTTAGCAGTCATATGTCTATATGCTTCTACTAAATCCTCTGGCTTCTTTGTAATTAATTCTTGCATCTCTTTGAGTTGCGGAAGATAAAACTCATAAACACCTTTAGCGGTATTATTAGGAGCATCTATCTTTTTTAACTCATCATACACAGATAATCCAGTTACTTCTGGAAAGGCATCTATCTTTTCTTCTATACCGGCAATAAAATCAGAAGTACGTTCTTTTACAATATCTGCAATAGTGCGCTTTGGTGTGTCATCGATTTCTTCTTCTTTTACTTCAGCTTTCTTTCTGCCTTTTTCTAAAATCTCTGCAATTCTTTTTTTAATTACTTCTTCACCTTTCCACTGTGAAGGAAAAGGGTTACCTAAATTTTTCCAAGCAATAGTTGCAGATAGATACGGTAGTGCAGTAAAGGCCCATTCGGGTGCCTTTAATGCCATTTGAGCATCTGCTTTCTTTAGATTTTTACGAATATAATCTTTTATAACTTGACTCAATTCTTTCTTATCTACTTCCAAGCGGAGATAATCATTAAAGTGATTAAAGTTATTAGTGGGAGCAGCAGCAATACCTGTACGTGCTCTACGAGAATAAACTTTTTTGATCTTTGCTCTTTTAGCCATAACACGATTCTTCCTCTATGATAATACTATTATATCATAGTTGAAAGGCTTTGTAAACCTTTTTTTATTAAAATTCTTCGTTAAGTTTAATTAATTCTATCTCTCCATCACGATCACGGCGATGTTTTAGATAGCCATTATGACACAGATATAACATAGTCTGTTCTATTAATTCGTCGTCACGTTCTTTTCGATTGTTACGCCCGATGGAGTAAGAACAGTAAAATACTCCAAAAATACCTATTGCTAAAATGATAAGTGGGTCTATACCAAACATATTATTCCTTTACTGCTATTGATAAATCTTCTGTTACATAAACACCATCAGTAAATTTCATAGAAGCAAGTATTTCATTAAACATAAACGGTGATAATGCTATCACATCATATCTGCCACTTTTAGCATTATACTGTCTTATGTAAACATATTCGTCACTCATGATAACCTGAGCATCTTCTTGCTTATTATCATTATCTACTATAGTTATAATTGTATGATCAAACTCGTTTTCAATGCTAAACATTATCGGCGCATACTTGCAGCATCTACTGCAGCCTGTTTATTATCTTTCCGAATTGGCATCAAATTAGATTTATGAGTAACTACGATACCAGCAATCTCATCACCTGTATATTTTGCACTTTCTTTACGAGTACCGTTACTGCATATAGTATCTGAAGTTGAAATTCTAGGGCTATTTTCACGATAGTTTGGAATTTCTGAACGATACTCAGATTTTTTACCAGTAACACCCATACGCTTTAGAAACTCATCGTGCTCCTGAAGTGTATTTTTCCAACCAGGTTTCTTATTTACTTTACGCTTCTTATTATTTAAAGAAGTCATTCCACGTACTAGATGCATAGTCATATTATTTACCTCATACAGTTTCATCAACAATACGAATATAAGTTTGATCTTTCTCATTCTTTTTCATAAAGTGATAAAATAATCCATTTGCTTTTGCCACATTTTCTATAGACATAGGACCTTTCCAACCATCAGTAGAAGATTCTGTTTCATATCCTATTTGAGTATTAGTTTCATCAAATCTTCTAATTGCTATGGACCCTTTTATATTCTCCATTTTATAGTATTCTTTACGGGTTGTAAACCCCCCATTTTCTTTTTTTATATAATAACCTATAAAAAAAGTTTCATTTCTATTAGTGGTTCTATTTGTAACATATATTCTATAAGTGTCTCCATTATCATGAAGATTATCAAGATCAACACCAAAACGATTGTTGTTTTCAGAATATAAACTAGAATCTAAAGGGTGAACACCTGTTACTATATCACGAAATGTGGAAATGTTAGGAGTACCAACAGCTACGGAAATTTTACCGTCACGCATAGCAAACATTAATTCATTAATGTGTTTACGTTGTTCTTCTGGTAAAGCTTTTAATCTAGGTGAAAATTGTTCAAATAGACCTACTAATTGTCCAGCCATTGATTAACTCCTTTTATAGTATTTATCTACAAGAAAAGCTAATTACACGATCCACACGAAAAGAACGCCAAGCTTCAACCTCTGTATCCCACACAGGAATAACCTCTTCGTTAATAGACCGAACTTTCTTTTGAGAAAGAGGATCTTCTTTCTTAGCATCTGGAATAATATCTGGTTGAAGAGTACATATCATATCACGTTCTTCACCATTTGTTTTCTTAAAAATTACACGGCACTCTGATTGCTGTAATCGAGTCATCATATAATCACGTGTCATTTCTTCAGTCATCTTTTTTCCTTCTTTTCAATTCTTCCATAATATCAGGATTTTCAATTAAGAGTTTAATAGTCGGTTCCCAGTTTTTAATTATTTCTTCGACATGCATTAAACGGCGATCAATAAAATTAATTTGGTATTCAGACATCTAACATATCCAAATAACAGTAACCAAACTTAGCACGAGATGCGTGAGATTCTAAGTCAAGTTTACAATTTTCCATTCTCCGAAGAACTGCTTCGGTTGGTCGACCATTACGATCTACTTTAACTGACCACATTTTACTCTCCTTTATAGTGGCTATCAAAGGTTCCATATAACCTTAGTTTTACATTTTTAATATGATTACACGGCACTCTAGGTTTCTTTTTACAAGAACAACTAAAACCATTAGAATGCATTTTTACTGTACCTTTAGCATATGCCCATTCTGTACCGACTAACCAGTGCTTTTCAGTTTCAATACCGAGTGTTGGAAACACAGTCATAATATACTTTCCGATTCTTTACATAATATATAATAACTCATATAGAGCTAAAAGTAAACAATTAATTAACTGTTTTCATATTTTTTTCTTGCATCTAAAAATGCAGGAAGATAATCATGAGTATTAACTTTAAAGACCTGAGGTTCTGCATCATCTACTGTAATAATAATAACGCCCTGTTTAATAGGAATTCCAGTTCTTTCATAGAAAGCTGCAGCATAGAATGCCGCTTGGATAAAATAGTTTGTAATCCATTCTTTCTTCTTTGTTCGACGAGATGTCTTAAAATCTACAATAGATAACTGTCCATCAAACTCAGCAATGCAATCAACTTGCCCTGCTGTCTTTAATAGATCACTATATAAAAATTCTTCTTGAAACCAAATGTTATCTAATCTTTCATCTATAATACTTTTAATATGATTAAAAGCAAATAGATTGTGAGGCATTACATTTTCTTTCCACTCAGGAACATTATCAATATAATCTTCTGCTAATTTGTGTACAGCTGTTCCTCTAGTAGCAGCTCGCCGAGATATTTTGTTGGCTTCTTCTTCACCAACCTTCTTTCTCCATGCTAAGAGACCATCTTTATTTAAGGCACCTAAAACTGTTGTAATAGAAGGATATGCTTTGCCTTCAGGTGTAAAGTATTTACGACCAGCTTCAGTGGTCTTTCTTTCTATTTTAGGTAGAATTATACCGTGATCAACATGATTAAACAATGTGTTCCTCTCGGTCATTTTCCCAGATGCTTATACAATTATAAAGACCTGAGGCTAAAGTTTTATCATACTCTAGCATTTCTTCCCATTGTTCAATAACTTCATCAAGTTGTTCACGTGATAATTCTTCCGGACCTTCTACACCAAAGTGATTTTGAATTAACTCTAAGGCCCATTCGGTTACCTGGTTCTCAATCCAATCGGACATCTTATGTGCTTTATATATTTTAAATTTATCCATCTATTAAGGTACTCCACTTTTTAAGTTTTTCTTTTTTAGCAGAGCTTCTAGCATAGATATGTTTCCAATCTAATACATTATGCTCACACATTAAATCAATCATGCAATAAACATCACCAACTTCTTCAAGAAGTTTGTTTCTTTGCTCGTCTTCTATTTCTGAAAACTCTTCATATTTACGAATAATCTTACTACATCTCTGAGTAAGTTCCCCGCATTCTTCTGCAGTAATAACCATTAACTGCTGAAGTTTATTAATTGGATTATTTTTCATAATAAAACTCCTTTCTGCATACGCCCGAGCTAGTATCTTCAATCTCTCCGCACGGCCTTATTGACATTGCCGCTCTAGTTTGATTGAAACTAACATCTCTGGTTTTCACGTCACCGGTATTTCACGGGCGGTATATTCACCAGAAATAGTGCTTTTAGCTGATCAACGCCTCTACACAGACGTATGCAGAAAAGAGTCTTTAGACTCTTATTTTGTTAACATTCTCATACATGTGAAAATAGAATTTTCATTTAAACAATCTTTCCATATATGAATAAAATACCAAGCTAATAAAACTAATAGTAAAATTAGTATTAGTGTTTTAATCCCACTCGTTATCATATCTTGTTGTTTCATACAAAGTTTCTCCATAATAAGTTTTAGCATACTTAGCTTGATCGGTATATTGGTTTATATTTTCATCATCTTTTATATTTAGTGCTGCAAGAGGATCTTTACGTTTCTTACGTGCTTGTAACATTGCAGACCGAGCTTTTTTGGCTTTCTCTTTGATTTCATACATTTTAATCTGACGAGCACGTTCAGCTTTTTTTTCTGCTTTACGACGCTCTGCGATTTCTTTGATAAGAGCAAGACGATCATTTTGTGTTTTAGCAATAGTCATTTTATATTCTTTCCGATTCTTTTTACATTACCAATATAGTATAATTTTAGGAGCTTGTAAACCCCTAAAATCATTTTTTAAGAGAAAAAATCATCTATAATATTAAATGCATCTTCAACACTAAGTTGACTATTAATTCCATATGTTTCACGATTTCCAGTTTTTTCAATATCTTTATCCATTATACCATAATGGCTTAAAAATTCAAATATCTGTTCTTTACGATATGCAATCTTGTCTTTCTCTTGAGCTTGTATTTGAAATCTAAAATGTTTTATATTTCCATCAGATGAAACCAAAATGTTTGGTTGCAATTGTTCACGAGTGGAAAAACTGAGCCAAGTCATTTCAGATTTTATTTCAACAACCGTAAGGCGACCTTTTAGTTTTTCATAGTTTTCTATATACCATTCAGGTAAAGCTTCAAAATTATCCTTCTGGGATGAAGTATAAACATTAAAAAGTTCCGAAAATTTAGCCATTGTAAAACACTCCTTATAGTGGCCAGACACACTATTATCAGATGGTGTGTATGATGTAATAAGATATGATTCAAGAAGAAATGATTGAGCATCTTTCTTTTTATCAAAATCAAATCTTTCCAGATTTTTAGCTATAATATAAAGATCATTTATATCATAGCCCTTTTCTTTAATGTGCTGTATTGCACGATTATCCTTACCTTTACCTATATATTTCCATTGGTTATCTTTTATATAACCGTAAACATATTGGCCTAAAGTTTGCCAAAAATCCATGGGTATGCTATTAGTAAACATTAGCCCCAATCTTTTCTATCATCTTCATTTTCATAGCCATACTTATAAGCTTCAATCTCGCCAACAGTCATGTTGTCTTTTTCTATTCTTTCTGAAGTAATAGAAGCACCAACGTAGTAATGAGGATCGTATGGACGACCATAATAAGCATCTGCACTACCACGATCCTGCGGTGAGCCGTGGCGTGGAAGTTTATTACCTTTTACAATTACATCTAAATCATACTTTTCCATTACACTAACTCCAACTCGAATTGACGTTCCATGAATGCTTCTGCTTCTGCTTTGCGTTCAACCCACTTGTTAATGATTGCTTCGAAACCTGGGCTATCTGTGCCAAAGGTTTCAATTGATTCAAGGTCTTCTACAATTTCAAAAAGATCATTCATTTTAGTTCCTTCCGATTCTCTTTATACTACTAATATAATATATTTCGGATGAAATGTAAACCCCTAAAATGCATTTTATGTAAAAAAAAGAGGTCACCTAAGTGACCCCTAATATTATTTTAGATCATCGTGTTGATCTTGTATAACATATTCAATTGTTTTCCCCTGTATTCGCCTATCTTTTTCAACAGATTTAATCTTACTGTCTCTATTAATTGATAGTTTTTTATTGCGATCTTTCTTTTTATTCTTAGGGTCAAACCTACTAAATTTGGCCATTTTAGTCCTCTAATAGTTTTCCAAATGTTGCTGGACCAGCTACACCATCGGCTGTTAAACCGTTAGCTGCTTGCCACTCTTTTAATGCTCTTTCAGTCCCTGGACCGAATACACCATCGGCTCCGATACCAAGCGCTTCTTGCATGATCTTAACACCTTCTCCACGAGAACCCTTACGCAATACAC